GTCGGCGAGGATTCGTCCTAACGCTTACAGGCGGGGTTATGGGTCGGCGCATCGGGCGCAGCGGGCGCTTTTGGCGCCGTTGGTCGAGGCCGGCGTCGTCGATTGTTGGCGGTGCGGCGAGCGTATTGGTCGGGGTGCTCGGTGGGACCTCGGGCACGACGACCACGACCGGCGGGTGGTTCGCGGTCCGGAGCACGCGAGGTGCAATCGGTCGACGTCGGGGCGTCGGTCGCCGGCGCCTGATAACCCGTCGAGGGTTTGGTAGCTCGAGTGCCGGCTGCGACTCTCGAGGCGGTCGTCGGGTCGCAGCGACCTCGTATCGAGCACGTCCCCGAAGGGCGCCGGTCGGCTCGTGGTCGCGAGGCGGTCGAGGTCGCGAGGCTCGCCGGGCTGAACCTCGACGAGTGGCAGGAGCGGGTGCTCGTCGAGGCGTGTAGGACGAGGCCGGGCGGTAGGTGGGCGGCTTTCCAAGTCGGGGTTAACGTTCCTCGGCAGAATGGCAAGGGTGGGATTACCGAGGCGCGCGAGCTCGCGGGGCTTTTCGCTTTCGGCGAGCCGTTCGTTATTCACTCGGCGCATATGTTCGATACGTCGCTCGAGGCTTTTCGCCGGTTGCTCGTGCTAATCGAGGACACCCCTGATTTTGACCGGGAGGTTAAGCGGGTGGTCCGGTCGCACGGCGAGGAAGGTATCGAGCTGAAATCGGGGCAGCGTATTCGCTATCGGACGCGGTCGAAGGGTGGCGGTCGAGGGTTTACGTCGGGGCTGCTCGTATTCGACGAGGCGATGATTTTGGCTATGGCGGCGCACGGGGCGCTCGTGCCGACGCTGGCAGCCGTCGCCGACAAACAGATTTGGTATACGGGTTCGGCGGTCGATAAGGAGCTGCACGAGCACGGGCTCGTTTTCTCGAGGATTCGCGAGCGGGCTATCGCCGGCGGGCCTAGTGCTCGACGGCTCGCGTATTTCGAATGGTCGGCGCCGTTCGAGTCGCCGGCGGACGTGCCGGCGGAGGCGCTCGGCGACGTGGAGGTATGGCGGCAGGCTAACCCGGCTTTCGGAATTCGTATCGACGAGGACGCGGTCGAGGGCGAGCTCGATGCTCTCGACGGTCGCTCGTTTGCGGTCGAGCGGCTCGGCGTCGGCGATTACCCCGACACGTCGGGTACGGGGTCGTCTCGTATCGACCTCGAGGCCGTCGCCGAGCTCGTCGACGAGCGCTCGGAGGCTCTCGACCCGGTCGTGCTCGCGTTTGACGTTTCCCCGGACCGGCAGGGTACGATCGTCGCTGCGGGACGGCGGGCCGACCGGCTCCTGCACGGCGAGGAAATCGAGTCTCGACCCGGTACAAAGTGGATTGCGCCTCGGCTCGTCGAGCTCGTCGACGAGCACGAGGTCGAGGCTATCGTCGTCGACGCATACGGGCCGGCGGCTAACGTCGTGGCGCAGGCGCTCGACCTCGGCGTGCAGCTCGAGGTGCTCGACGCGACCGGGCACGCCGAGGCTTGCAGCGCTTTCGAGGATTTGACCCGCGAGCGGGCGTACCGTGGCCGGTCGGTCGGCGGGGTGCTCGCAGCGCTGCGGGGTGCTAAATCGAAGGAGCTCGGCGACCGGTGGGCGTGGTCGCGTAAGGCGTCGACGGGCAACGTCGCTCCGCTCGTCGCGTTTACCTTCGCCGTTGCTCGAGCTCGGCTGCTACCCGACGACGACGAGGTGGGAATTTGGTAGGGCTCCGGTTTTGGCAGACGCGAGAGGTCGAGGAAACGACGGCGGACGACGTGCCGGGTCTGACCGGGTTCGACCCGAGCTCGTCGTTCGGTCAGTGGGCGGCGGGGCTACTCGGGCTCGGGTTCTCGCCGAGACTCGTCGACCGGGTATGGTGCGCTAACCGCTGCTTGCAGCTGAATTCTCAGCAAATAGCGTCGTATCCGCTGCGCTTTATCGGAGCTCGCGAGCCGGCTTGGTTGACTAACCCGGACCCGGTTTGGTTTCCAAACGGCATCGGGTCGGCGGTCGAGGCGGCGGTCCGGTCGCTGTATGCGTCAGGCGATGCTTTCCTGCTCGTAACGGCTCGGTATGCGGACGGGCTACCGTCCGGGTGGACCGTCGTAGACCCGTGGCAGATCAACGTGCAAGTCGAAAACGGCCGGCGGTCGTATGAGGCAAACGGTAAGCCGATTCCGGCCGACGACGTCGTGCAGATCACCCGTAACCCGGGTAATGCGCTGCGGGGCACGTCGGCGCTGCGGTCGTATGCGTCTCACCTATGGGGCGCTATCGGCTCTGCGGAGGCGTCACGGTCGCTGCAGGGCGAGTCGCCGATTCCGCCGGCGGTCCTCAAGTCGTCTCGTAAGTTGACGCAGACGCAGGCCGTGGCGGTTCAGGATCAGTGGGCTGCAGCTCGAGCTCGGAGCTCGGGCCGACCGCCGGTGCTACCGCCGGAGCTCTCGTTCGAGACTAACGCTTTCAGTCCGAAGGACCTTATGCTGCTCGAGGCGCAGGAGTTCGACGCTCGCGTTATCGCGTCGGCTTTCGGGGTGCCGGCTTTCATGCTTAACGTCCCGCTCTCCGGCGGTCTGACCTACCAAAACCCGGAGATTCTTTTCGACTATTGGTGGCGGGCGGAGCTAAAGCCGGCTGCGAAAAAGATTAGTGACGCGCTTACGGCGCAGATGCTTCCCCGTGGCTCGTCGGTCCGGTTCGATGCTCGCGAGTCGCTCGAGCCGGGGCTCTCGGAGCTGCATAAGGTTTGGTTCGAGGCTCTCGGGTCTAATGCTGTCACGTCTGACGAGTATCGTCGGGCCGTGCTCGGTTTGGGACCATTGGGCGACGAGGGAGCGGTCGACGAGCTGCTCGAGCCGTCGACGGCGGGCGCGTCGCCGGCGGACGATAGGGTGCCGGCGACCGTCGTAACGCTCCGACCTACGGGGGTTGTCACGTGAAATCAGACGAAATCGAATTCGCCGAATACATGCGGCGCCGCTCCGCCGGCGAGCTCGAGTCCGACCCGCCGGCAGGCGCGCTCGAGCCGCACGGCGAGCACGTCCGCACGTTTGCAGCCGAGCTCGAGCAGGGCGACGGCCGCACGATCGTAGGGCGGATCGTGCCCTATAACGAGCCTACGGTCGTGGCCGACGGACCGGGGATGCCGGCGTATCGCGAGCAGTTCGCTCCGGGGTCGTTCGACCGGCAGCTCGAGGCGCCGCATCGCGTCGAGGCCGTCCTACTGAATTTCGAGCACGACCAAAATATTCGGGGTATCGTCGGGCACGCGGTCGGGCTCGAGTCTCGAGCGGACGGGCTGCACGGTGAATTCCGAGCGCTGCGCGACGCCGACGGCGATAAGGCTCTGCAGCTCGTTAACGAGGGTCTGCTCCGTGGGCTCTCGCTCGAGTTCGCTGCTATCAAGTCTCGGGTTATCGACGGGGTCGTTACCCGGCTGCACGTTAAGGTCGACAAGGTCTCGCTATGTCGAAACCCGGCGTACAAAAACGCAGCCGTGCTCGCCGTCCGCGAGCAGCTCGACGAGCTCGACGACGACGACCTCGAGGCCGACGACGCACCCGCTCGGGTGGCGGTTACGTTCGGGCCGGTCGACCCGATTCCGGCGACCATGCTCGACCGGCTCGAGGCGCTAGGCATCGCCGTTAAACGGCCGGCCGAAACCGAGTAGCGCACCTCTCCGAAAAAACTTTGTCAAAACACTTGACACAGGCTACGGCTTGTGTCAATATAACTGACATGGCGCAGGTAACTTCTAGTAAGGAGAGGGTTATGCAGATCAGCAATCTTCATAGGTTCGCTTCTAGCTACTACGGCGGCGAGGGTTGGGCGGCCGAGGTAGCGTCGGACGCCGGCCGGCTCGTCGTCTCGAAGTACGACGACGAGCAGCGCTGGATTGCAGTCGGGTTCTACGCTCCGTCGTGCGATTGGTTCCCGGTCTATTGGAATGGGGAGGGCTCGAGGTGCACGCTGCTAAAGGTGCCGACCGACGAGGTGCAGACGGCGCTCGACGCGGCCGTGCTGCAGGCGTCGTGACCGACGTCGACGCTCGGAAGGTCGCGCGAGCCGCTGCTAGGGCGGCTCGCGCTCGTGAAGCGTTGCACGACGCTATCCGCGAGGCGCACGCGAGCGGGGCGTCGCTGCGGTCGATCGCCGAGGCTGCGGGTGTCTCGCACGAGCTCGTCCGGCAGCTCGTCCGGCAGCTCGAGCCGGCCGGAGCTCGAACCGCCGGCGGGCGGACCTCGGCTCGTATCAAGCGGTAGGTCGAGCCTACTTTCCG